CTAACAAAGTACGTAGAACGTACACCGTTCGTTGCTGGTGCAGTAGGAGTTATCGAAGGCGCTTTCATCGTTGAGACACCACGTGTTCTCAATGGTCTAAAGTTGGCTACTGGTATTGCTACAAGCACTACTATCACCAACGTTGCGTTGACATCAAACGTTGTAACAGTTACAACAGCAGTTGCTCACGGTCTTGGTGTAAACCAGATTGTAACAGTTGCTGCTACAACTAACACAGGTATCAATGGTACATACACCATTGCATCTGTTCCTACAACAACAACATTTACCTACGCTCTTACAGCATCTAACATCACATCAGTTGCTGACACAGGTACTGTTACATTTACCAACAACTACCGCGCAATCGTCGCAGGTCGTGAAGCATTGGCTGAAGCACAGGCTGCAGACATCTCAACCGTTATCGGTCCAGAGATTGATGCACTCCGTCGTTTCCGCACAATCGGTTGGTACTACTTCGGAGGCTTTGCACGCCTTCGTGAAGCAGCGCTCTATCGCATTGAGTCTGCAGCAACAAACGGATAATTCCGCTACGTGCAACGGCAGGGGTGGGGTCAAACCCACCTCTGTCACTTAGGAAAGGTTAGATATGGCATATAAGTTAGTAACACCCTACCAATGGCAAACCTGGGGCGCTGGTGCTGGTGAACACACCAAGTACTCACGCCTTGCTGGTCGCCGGTTCAACGGTGGCACTATTGACGGTGCTATTCCAATCAGCCTTACAGATGTAGCACGTGGTCAAACACTTATTGTTAACGGAACTACTGTTACTGAGACATTGACTCCTAACCAAGATGATCTAGCAGCAGCTAGTTATTACTTCCTTGGCGGTCACGAATATACTATTAGTGATACCCAAGCCACTGTTCTTATCAACGCTGGCTACGGCGATTATGTGACACCGATAGTATGAAGCACTGGGAAGATCATCCTGAACCAGTAACCAGTTGCTTTGGATGCAAGGTTCTAGGACTACAAGTTAATGAAGTCTCTTTAAGAACCAATGGTATTCCTACTGCTAAGCAACACGATAAGGAACTACAGTCTTATTATGATGCAACGCGTCAAGGAATAGAACCACGTTCTACAAAATCTAAAGATATAGATGCAGCAGTTAAACTTTCCAACGAGGCTGGTAAGGCTTTTGATGGAATCCAAATGACCTTTAAGGAGTAATAATGGCAAAGATGTCACCTAAGATGATGAAGGCTTATTCAGCCTACGAAAAAACAGAACCAAAAGCAATGAAAAAGAAAGAACTTAAAAAGGGCGAAACTAAGGCGCAAAAAGCCAAAGAAGTAAAACAAGGTATGCACAAGATGCCTAATGGTAAAATGATGAAAAACTCCGCTATGAAGAAAGGTAAGTAATAATGAATAACAAAACAGAATTAACAACAGACATAAATAATCTTGTTTACCCACCAGCAGATAAGCAATATCCAAGCAACCTTAAGTACGAAACTTATGAAGAACTACAGACAGGTGCAATGGGCAAGGCTGCTAAGTAATGAACAATGCAGCCAAGAAAGCAAAGATCTCTAAGGTAATGAAAGAGTTTAAGGCGGGAACGCTAAACTCTGGTTCTAGTAAAGGACCTATTGTTAAAGGCAAGAAGCAAGCGATTGCTATTGCGCTATCACAAGCAAAGATGTCTAACAAGAAAATGGGTAAGAAGAAGTAAATGGCAAAGTCTCCAGCGTGGCAACGCAAAGAAGGTAAGAATCCCAAGGGTGGCCTCAATGCTAAAGGTCGTGCTTCGTTAAAAGCTGCAGGTCAAAATATAAAGGCTCCTGTTAAATCTGGAGACAATCCACGCAGAGCAAGTTATCTTGCTCGTGCTGCTGGTAATCCAGGACCTGAACGTAAGCCTAATGGAGAACCAACTAGATTACTTTTATCGCTACAAGCCTGGGGTGCATCATCTAAAGCAGATGCTAGATCTAAGGCTGCAGCAATATCTAAAAGAAATAAAGGTAAGAAATAATGTGTGCTAAATGTGGTTGTAAATGCAAAGCAGGCAATCCTCAAAAAGGTTGTAAATGCACCTGTGCTACCTGCAAGAACGCAAGGAAAAAAAAGTGAAAAAGAAAGTAGCATTTTGGGATACAAAGAATCCTAAGAAAACATCAAAGGCGCTAACGCCTGCACAAAAGGCGTCAGCAAAGGCAAAGGCTAAGGCAGCAGGACGACCTTATCCAAACTTAATAGACAACGCAGCAGCAGCTCGCAAAAAGAAGTAAGGAGATATAGGTGGCACTAGGAGTAGCAGGAACAACGCTAAGAGATGAACTCAATCGTCTGGCTAATGGTGGCACCTATCGAGCACCAGGGGCGATGGTAGGGCAAGCCTTGGCTGCCCGTCAGTGGGCAGTTCTAAGATCAGTAACAACAAACTTAACAGACACAGTGGGAGTATTAAATGCAATTCAAGGCACGGTTAGCACCAATCGTCTTGATTTTAACGGCGTATGTAACGCTCTCGCTGGTACTTCTCAACTACCTGCAACGCAGGCTCTCAGAGGAATATCATCTTGAGTGCTAAATTTAATCTAATATGCGAACAAGCAACCACATTTAATTTTCAATTCTCAGTCAACAACGATGCTGTTCCGATCAACCTTACTGGTTATACCGGAACTATGACAGTGCGCCCATTCGTTGGGTCTAGCACTACCACCATAACTGCCACTACAACCAATGGTCGTATGGTAATTACTGGTGCTACTGGCACTGTGACCGTGACACTTTCTGCAGCTCTTACAGAGCCAATCGTTCCTGGTCGCTATTCATATGACTTAGTACTAGATAGCGGATCTACTGTCACTAGATTCCTTGAAGGTTTATTTATCGTAACGGGGGCTGTAACGCTATGACAACTTATGTAGTTATCGAATCTATCACTCCCAACCAATCTTTAGTATTCTCAGCACAGCAAGGTCCACAAGGTATCGGTGGAGCCACAGGCCCAACTGGTCCATCAGGTCCTGTCGGTGCTACTGGTTCTACTGGCGCAACTGGCGCTACAGGTGCAACTGGTGCCACAGGTCCAACAGGACCAGTCGGTGCCACTGGTGCCACTGGACCAGCAGGTGTTACTGGAGCCACGGGTCCTACAGGCGTTACAGGAGCCACTGGTCCAACTGGTGCTGCTAGCACAGTTGCCGGTCCTACGGGCGCTACAGGGCCTGCAGGGGCCACAGGACCTACAGGTCCTACTGGTGCTGCAAGTACTGTTCCAGGACCAACAGGTGCCACAGGACCAACAGGTGTTGGTGCAACAGGTGCAACTGGTCCTACTGGAGTCACTGGCGCTACAGGAGCAACAGGCGTTGCTGGTTATACGGTTCTTAGCGGAGCAGTAGATCCGACAACACAAGGCGTCAATGGCGATTTCTATATCAATACAGCAACTAATAAAATTTTTGGTCCTAAAGCTGCAGGCACTTGGCCTGCTGGAGTTAACCTTGTTGGACCTACTGGTGCTACTGGACCCGTCGGAGCAACTGGAACCACAGGAGGAGTTGGAGCAACAGGTGCCACTGGTCCTGCTGGTGCAACTGGACCGACTGGTCCTACAGGACCAACTGGTCTGACTGGACCGACTGGACCAACAGGTGCTACTGGCGTTGGCAACATTGCAGGATTTAATACTCAGACTGGTACTTCTTACACACTTGTATCAGGTGATCTTAGCAAGATTGTTACTCTTAACAACGCTGCTGCCATAACCCTTACAGTGCCACCATCAGTCTTTAGCGCTAATGACCAAATCCACGCAGTTCAATACGGAGCCGGTCAGGTGACCTTTGCTCAAGGATCTGGTGTAACTATTCTTTCAGTTGGAGCAACAACTACTGCTCCCAAGTTGAGAACTAACAAGTCTGCAGCCACTGTGATCTGTACGGCGAGTAACACGTTCTTGATCGTGGGCGACATAGTATAATTTCGCACTATGAGATTCCACGTAATAAGCCTGCCACATACACAGACAACTAAAGATTACGTCAACTGCGCCTATACCGAAAAGGTAAGACGCTTTTGTATAATGATGAAGAGTCTAGGTCACACGGTCTATCTCTATGCTGGAGATCAGAATGAAGCGCCGGTTGATGAACTCATCACCTGCATTACTAAAGAACAGCAGGATGAAGCACTAGATGGTAAGCATTACACCGAAGCTGCATTTGATAATACGCTACCGCATTGGCAGATCTTTAATCAGAACGCCATAGTTCAACTAGGCAAGCGTCTGCAGAAGAAAGACTTTATCTGCCTTATCGGTGGGGCTTCACAAAAGCCTATCGCAGATGCTTATCCAGATTATATGAGCGTCGAGTTCGGTGTTGGCTATGGTGGAGTCTTTAGCAAGTACAAAGTCTTTGAGTCCTACGCTTGGATGCACAGCATCTATGCGATGTATAAAGATCCGACAATGGTAGATGGTAACTTCTATGATGCGGTAATACCTGGTTACTTAGAACCAGAGATGTTCCCGCTACAAGAGAAGAAGGAAGACTACTACCTCTACGTAGGTCGTATGGTAGATCGCAAAGGTTTGGTTGTAGCACAGCACGTCTGTAAAGAACTTGGTCTAAAGCTGATTATGGCAGGTCCTGGTAATAACCCAAAGATTGAATATGGTGAATGGGTAGGACCAGTAGGACCAGAGCAACGAGCAAAGTTAATGGGCGGTGCTATTGCTCTATTTGCTCCAACACTTTATATCGAACCTTTTGGTAATGTGGTGATTGAGGCGCAAGCCTGCGGAACTCCAACAATTACCACAGACTGGGGAGCCTTCACAGAGACTAACCCAAATGGAGTTACTGGATACCGTTGCAGAAATGCAATGGAATTTGCAGTAGCAACAGAATGGGTCAAGGACTTAGACCCAGTAGCAATACATAAGAGAGCAGTAGCGTTGTATTCATTAGATGCTATTGCACCACAATACGAGCAATACTTTGCAAGACTGCTGACTCTATGGGGAGATGGCTGGTATGAGAGGAAATAATGCCAACACTTAGCGATATGATAGATGAGGTTCGCTCATCTCTAGCAGGTTATACCCTGCGCCAAGATAGAATAACCTACTTAAATAGTGCTATAACATCTACTGCTACCGCTATGACTATTGGCTCAAGTGCCAACCTAGCCAAGGGCATCATTGAAATTGATGATGAACTTATCTGGATTGATAACTTTAGCCAAACAAGCAGCACACTTAATGCAGCTCCAGGATTTGGTCGAGGCTACCAGAACACTAACGCCTCACCACACGCACAGTATGCCCAAGTAACCCTTAGTCCAACTTTTCCAAAGGTAACAATTAAGAAGGCTATCAACGATGTAATCAATAGCGTCTATCCTAAACTTTGGTCTGTTGCCTCATATACCTTTACATTCAATGCTAGCCAGACTACATATCCGCTACCTGATGATGTGCAATCAGTGCTTTATATGTCTTGGCAAACAACAGGTTCAAGCCTTGAGTGGCTGCCTATCAACCGTTGGCGTGTTGACCTAATGGCAAACGTTGCAACTTTTAACACACAGAAAACTATTAACCTTTATGAAAATATCCAACCTGGACGAACAGTACAGGTGTGGTACACAACTACTCCTAATACTTTAGATAACCCAACAGATGACTTTGCAGATGTAACAGGATTACCTGCTTCTTCAGTTGAAGTCATAACACTCGGTGCCTGCTACAAATTACTATCTTATGTAGATGCTGGTCGTATCAACTTGAGTTCAGCAGAAGCTGACTTAAATGATACCAAGATTCCAAGCACAGCAGGCGTTGCTTCATCTCGTTATATCTATGCTCTATACCAACAAAGACTCACTGACGAAGCGCTCAAACTGCAAGATCTGTATCCAATCCGTATCCACTACACAAAGTAAGGCAGATAAATGACCAGACAGTATTCTTCTATTAGCGTTGAGACAACGCTTGCCAGTGGCATCAATACAACTGCTACTACTCTAACAGTGGCAACTGGTACTGCTACAGCCCTAATGGGTGGTATCACATTAGCCAGTGGTAACGTAGACATCTTCACCGTTGCACTAGATGTAGACACAGTCAACGAAGAGATTGTCTATGTAACTAACGTATCTGGTGACACACTTACCATCAGTCGAGGCCAGGCTGGAACTGGAACTGCTGGAGTATCTGGTATTGCTCATACTGCTGGAGCATCAGTCAAGCACGTACTTACCTCATCTGACTTAATCTTCTTCCGTAACAACGCATCTCCTGTAGCATCCTTTGCATTTAGCGGATCTACATCTGGAACTACCACAGTGCAGGCAACTGCAGTAGCTGGTACTAATACGCTGACTCTACCTGCTACAAGCAATGATACCTTGGTAGGTAAGGCAACTAGCGATACTTTAACTAATAAGATTTTAACTAGCCCAACAATCAATACAGCAACTATAGCCACTCCAACAATTAGCGGTGGCACAAATACAGGCGCTGTGCTTGTATCGCCAGAGGAACGCACAACAGTATCTGCTACAGCAGCAACTGGCACAGTTGCCTTTGATGCTATTACTCAGAGCGTTCTATATTACACAAGCAATGCTAGTGCCAACTGGACACTTAATATTCGTGGCAACTCAAGCACAACTCTTAGTTCGATCCTTGCTACAGGCGATGCCATCACAGTAACACATCTAGTCACACAAGGTTCAACTGCTTACTACAACAGCGCAGTACAGATTGACGGAACTTCCGTTACTCCTAAGTGGCAGAATGGTGCAGCACCGTCAACTGGTAGCACTAACTCTATTGACGCTTACACATACACAATCATTAAGACAGCATCAACACCAACTTACACGGTCATTGCATCTCAATCTAAATTCGCATAAGGAGCACAATGCCTATTCTTGGAACTAGGGCAGGAGCCTCTGTCAACGGTTACGGTATGTTTGGAAAAGCATTTCCAACTGCCATCGTAACTGGTGGCACCCTTACCTCTGACGCAACTTATTTTTATCGCACTTTTACTGCTGGTGGAACATTGTCTATAACTAATGGAAGCGTTGTAGCCGACTATGCTCTTATCGCTGGTGGTGGCGGTGGGTATGCAAGTGTTTATGTTGATTTTGGTAATGGATCTGGCTATGGCCAAGCATTTCAAGGTGGTAACGGTGGAGCTGGTGGTTACCAAAATGCTAACTCTCAAACCCTTTCTGGCTCTTACAACATTACAATCGGTGGCGGTGGAACTGCCGGAGTCTATGGTGGCTCAAACCCAACTGCTGGAACTGCAACAACTGGTTTTAGTTTAAGTGCAACAGGTGGTGGAGTTGGTAGTAATTATGACGGTGGCACTGCTGGTGGCAATGGTGGTTCTGGCGGCGGTTCTGGTGGACAGTGGAATAACCAATACGGTCCTGGTGGTGCAGGATCTGCAACCAATTCTGGCGGTATTGGATCACAAGGTGGTAACGGAACTGGTGGATACCCAGGAGCAGGTGGTGGTAGCGGTACCACACCTGGAACTGCTGGTAACTCTGGCGTAAACATATTTAGTATTGGAACCACTTATGGACTTGGTGGCGGTAATCGAGGCGGCAACACTGGAGATGGTGGAGCAGGCGGTACTATCACTACAGCAAGATACTCAGGAGATAACTCTAGCAACGGTGGCGCCGGTGCCAACGGTATTGTCATTGTCCGTTATTTGAAGTCGGCGGTAGCTTAATGCCAATTCTAGGAATTATGGCCTCACAGATAAGTGGCAAACTCTGGCAACCTGACGGTGCCTATGACTCCTTGGCTACTGTAACTGTTGGTGCAACTGCTGTTGCAAGTATTGAGTTTGCAGGTATTCCAAACACATACAAGCATTTGCAACTGCGTATGCTTGTCAGAACTAGCAGAGCATCAAGCAACGGTGACTATGCTGTAATGCGTTTTAACGGTATATCTACAACAGCATCTTACTATTCTCAACATTATCTTTATGGAAATGGAACAAGTGCCGTAGCAGGAGCAGATGGAACATTTACTGGAATCTATATTGAAAGATTAGCTGCAGCAAGTCAAACATCTGGAGTTTTTGGTGTTTCAATTATAGATATATTAGATTACACAGATATCAGTAAAAATAAAGTTATTAGAAATTTTAACGGTTTAGAAGATAACTCTGGCACTACAAACTCAAGAGTAACATTAGGATCAGGTATGCTTCTATCAACTCCGGCAATCAACTCAATTACTTTTACTTCTGGAACTGGTTCAAACTTTACAGAGTACAGCCAATTCTCACTATATGGGGTGCGTTAGGATATGACAATGAAAACTGATTGCATCATCCCAGACAAAAAGATTCAATCTACTGGTTACACCTATACCGCATACAAAGGTAAAACACGAGGAACACATAGGGTTGAATGGATTAAGGCTAATGGTGAAATACCTGAAGGTTTAGTTGTAGATCACCTATGTAGAAATCGTGCTTGCATTAACATAGAACATCTTGAACTTGTTACTCAATCTGAAAATTATTTAAGAGGCGAACGATCTATTGATAATCGTAGCCATTGCAAACAGGGCCATCCCTTTATTGAGAAGAACATTATGATCCGCAAGAATGGTTGGCGCGAGTGTGCTGAGTGCAACCGAGTGCGTGCTAGAGCTGTCTACGCTAGAAAGAAGACTAACGCATAATGCCAAATACATATACGGAACTTGCTACTCAGACACTTGCCACTGCTGCATCTTCAGTTACTTTTAGTTCAATCTCTGCAAGCTACACTGATTTAGTTTTAATTGCCTCGGTGCAGACAGTTAGCAATAATGATACAGATTTCTGTATGCAGGTAAACGGCGATACTTCTAACATCTATTCTCGTACGTATGTTTTAGGAAATGGTACATCTGCTTTATCAGGACGTACTGGAAACTCTAACCGATTCGCAGTACCTTCAATCTCAGCGGAGTCTGTCAATGCAGGAGTATTCACTCCAGTTATTACAAACTTACAAAATTATTCTAACTCCACTACATACAAAACTTTTCTAAATCGTACTGCTAACTCTAAAGGCTATCTAGGGGCGACAGTAGGACTATGGAGTAGCACCGCTGCCATCACTTCTCTTACTTTATTTGCAGCGTCAGGCAATCTTAATACTGGCTCCACATTCACTCTCTACGGGATATTGGCGGCTTAATTATGACAATTATTAAAGACACGAGGGAGATCTAATGCCAGAGAATTATGTCCTCTTAGAACGCACCGAACTCAACGACACAACCGCTTCAGTCACATTTGCCAACATCCCACAATCTGGTTACACCGATCTCAAGATTGTTGTAAGCGCAAGAGGCACTGTTGGTGGTGCTTGGAATGATGTTACAGCTAAATTTAATTCATCCACTACTGGTTATACACAAAGATATGTATATGGTACTGGATCAGCAACAGCAAGTAACACTGGCGGTTATTCAGCAGGTTATGCTGGACACGCAACAGGATCAAGTACAACTGCTAACACCTTTGGAAATTTTGAAGTTTATATTCCAAACTATACAGGGTCTAATAATAAATCTTTTTCATTTGATTCTGTAACAGAAAATAATGCCACCTCTGCTCTTACAATGTTAGGTGCCAGCCTTTGGTCTGGGACTGGAGCAATAACAGATATTGTATTTGAGTTACCTGGTGGCTCGTTTGTGCAATACTCAACCTTCTCACTCTATGGCATAGCAGCAGTAGGCACTACACCTGCCATTGCGCCAAAGGCTGACGGTGGCAACATCATTGACTATGATGGCACTTACTGGATTCATACATTCCTAACATCAGGAACCTTTACACCGCAGACTGGACTTACTTGTGACTACTTGGTAGTTGCTGGTGGCGGCGGTGGTGGTGGACACAACGCAGGTGGCGGTGGTGCTGGTGGACTTCGTTCAACAGTAACTGCTACAGGTGGTGGTGGCTCGCTTGAATCTGCTATAGCGGTGACATCTAATACTGCTTACGCAATTACAGTTGGAGCTGGTGGTGCAGGTGGTAACGATGCACGAGGATCATCTGGTGCTAACTCAATATTTTCTACCATTACATCTACAGGTGGCGGTGGTGGTGCAGGTAATAGCGGTGGACAGGGTGCAACAACTGGCGGTTCTGGCGGTGGTGGGCATCCTGGCGCTGGTGCTAGCGGTACAACCAATCAAGGTCGTGCTGGTGGTTCAGGCTTTGGAGATCCGGCTTACGCAGGCGGTGGCGGTGGCGGTGCCTCAGCAGTCGGAGTAAATGCAACTTCTGGTGGCGGTGGTAATGGCGGTGCTGGTGTTGCTGTATCAATCACTGGCACATCTGTTACTTACGCTGGCGGTGGTGGAGGTTCTACCTATAACGGAACGCAAGGTTCTGGTGGAACTGGTGGTGGAGGAACAGCAACATTTAATACTGCTCCAACGGCAGCAACTGCAAATCTTGGTGGTGGTGGCGGTGGTATTAACCGTACAACAGCAGCAGGTGGCAATGGCGGTTCAGGTGTAGTTATCATTAGATACCCAGCAGCATAAGAAACTAAGGAGAAAACAGAATGTCGCATTTTGCAGAGATAGATGAGAACAACATTGTACTACGTGTACTCGTAGGCGATAACAGCGAGCCAGATGAAGGCGAAGCCTTTATGAACTCACTCGGTGGTACCTGGGTTAAGACCAGTTACAACGGGAACATCAGAAAGAACTACGCAGGTATCGGTTACTCATACGATGCAACCCGTGATGCTTTCATTGCACCTAAGCCAGAGTGTCACCCAGACAAGGTTGTCTTTGATGAAGATACCTGCACTTGGTCTTGTCCAGATGCTACGCACGTAATCATTATGGAGGAAACAAATGGCTGATAAGAAACTTGTAGTAGATGTAGCAAAGGGAACACAGTCATACATTGACCTTACCCCAGAGGAGATCGAGCAGAGAGCAGTAGATGCACAGGCTGCAGCCATTGAGAAGGCAGAACGTGATGCAGCAGATGCTGCTAAGGCTGATGCCAAGCTCACAGCACAAGCAAAACTAGCAGCACTTGGATTATCAGGTGAAGAGATTGCAGCAATAACAAACAACTAAGGAGTCACAGTGCCATACGGCGACGACATCACCGAGGGCTTGCCCTATGTACTTTCCAACCCTGCAGGATCTACTACCTATACTCCAACTGGGCCAGCCTACGATGTAGCCTTTGCTGCGCTTCCATTCTTTCTTGCAGCATCCGATGAGCAACCTTATCGTCGAGTTACAGCGCAGTATCGCAAGCAACAGATTGACCAAACACGTGAACCTGGTGAGCAGACGCTCACCGGCTGGTGGGTTAGATCTCAATCATCATTCCACCTTGGGGCAGGCATTAAGTACTTTGAGCCTATCCAAGAAGAGTCACTACGCTTTCAGTACACAGAATCTAAAGGTGTAGATATCTGGACTAGAGGGCAAGCAACTCTGCTTAATGATACAGCCAGCTTCTATTCAGGTGCTGCCCCTGCTCAGATGATCGGTGTTAATGATGGCACCAACGACTGCATTATTGTCAGCGATGGAACAGCGCTCAAAAAGATTACAACTGGTGGTACATCAAGTACTTACACACAGACCGGTACAGCATCTACAATCTACAGTGTTACTACTAACGGTAAGCAGTACTTCTTTGTTAATGGTTCACACGTCCATCGAGGCAACATTGCTGGTACTACTAGCGATACTGAAATCTATAACGCAACTGGTACTACTCGTGCCACTATCCGCTATGTAAAGCAGCGTCTTATTGCTGCTATCGGTCCTGCTATCTATGAATTAAATCCTAATCACGGTGGCGGTGCTTTACCTACTGATTTGTTTACCCATCCTAACTCATCTTGGGTATGGTCAAGTATCTCAGAAGGACCACAGGCTATTTATATCTCAGGCTATGATCCAAATGGAACTTCATCATCTGTCTTTAAGATTAGCCTTGATACTGCAAATGCTAACGCTCTAGGTTTTCCAGACTTATTAACACCAACCGTTATTATTGATATGCCAAACGGTGAACGCATCAACGACTTTGATGTTTACCTTGGTACTTATGCAGTCCTTGCAACCAGTGCTGGCTTTAGAGTCGGAGTCTCTGATGCAACTGGAGATATCCAGTATGGACCTCTTCTCTTTAGAGATGCTGCCTGTACTGCTATTGCCTTCAAAGATAGTTATGCCTATCTTGCAACCCTTGTAGATGGTGAAGCAGGTCTAGTACGCACTGACTTGTCTACAACTGTCATCGCTAACGCTCTGTATTTTCCTTGGGCTTGGGATCTTATTGCCTCTGGTGCTGGCACAACCGCATCTCAGGTTGCTTTCTTTGGTAACTCAGATCGAGCAGCATTTGCCACAGGTAATACTATCTATGCTGAATCTACAACCAGCGTGGTAGCAAGTGGCTACCTACGTACCGGTTACATCCGTTACAACACCCTTGAAACTAAGATCTACAAACTACTGCAGGCTCGTATTGATACAACCAATGGTGGGATCAACCTTAATTCTATTGATTCAAAAGATAATGAATACAATATTGGTACCTTCTCACAAGGAACAGTTGTTCCAGAGATCAACGTCAACTATCCAACTACTGCACAAGAGTATCTAGGATTTAAGTTTACTTTGCTTCGATCAAGTACTGATGTCAGTAAAGGACCACTGTTTACTGGCTACCAGTTGAAGTCACTGCCAGCAGTTCCACGTCAGCGCCTGATCCAATATCCAGTCTTCTGTTATGACCACGAGAGCGACAAGTTCAGCAACGAAGTGGGCTATGAAGGATCTGCCTATGCTCGTTTGTCTCAGCTTGAATCTGTAGAAAATGTTGGCGATACCATCCGCGTTCAAGACTTTAGAACCGGTGAGTCATACCTTGGCATCATTGAAGAGATGGACTTTATGAATAAAACACCAGAGGATAAAAGGTTCTCTGGTTTCGGCGGCACACTACTCATCACGATACGGACAATCTAATGCAAGCACAAGACTATGCAACATTGATCGTTGCTGTAATGACTATATTTGGTGGCTTTGCAGCCGCTATTCGATGGATGGTCAAGCACTATCTCAACGAACTTAAGCCAAATGGTGGCAGCTCGATAAAGGATTCCGTCCAAAGACTAGAGGATCGTATTGACGATCTATACAAACTGATAGCGGAGAGATAGATGATCCCATTAGCAAAGAAGGCTACCCCTGCTGCTATCGCAGTACTACGTCAAGCAACTGCACACTGGCCTAAGCGCAACAAGGCATCAGATGGATTGCTGCCTAGCGCAGCACACGTTCATCAGAACCCTAACTCAGATCATAACTCTGGCTTTGCAGTAGATCTAACTACTGATCCAGGACACGGCGTTAGTTGTGCAGTGATCTACTTAGAATTACAAAAGGATCCACGAGTTAAGTACCTGATATTTAAGGGAAAGATCTGGTCTGAAGAAAAGGGTGAACGTGATTACACCGGTCCGAACAAACACAATCACCACCTACATATTTCGATCAAGGAAGAGTGCGGTAACGACACTTCGCCTTGGTTCCCTTGGCTGCCCCAGCCAAAGGCCATCAACAAAGTAAAGGCAGCAGTTAAGCCTCTACCCAAGAAGAAGGAAAACAAATGAAAATCAGCGCAAAGACACAAGCAGTACTCGCAACATACCTCCGTGCAGGAATCGCATCAGTGATTGCTCTTTACCTTGCAGGAGAAACCGATCCAAAGAAGTTATCAATGGCAGCTATCGCTGCTGTAGCAGGTCCAGTCCTCAAGTGGCTTGATCCAAAGGCAACAGAGTTTGGTCGTGGGTCTAAGTAATTAGCCCATAAGCGCGAGGCAATGGCCCCCTGCTCAGGAGAAATCCTGGGTGGGGGGCTTCTTTTTTTATTTGTAGCAAGCGCAAAGCCCCCGTAGGTAGTCGTCTACAGGGGCTTTGCTAGGAGCTTGTGGTTTATTCAAGCAATTAAAAGATATCAGAGTCCTTCTGGATTGTCTACAGGGCAGGGAATTGTTACCAAGTTTCCGCAGTTAGCGCAGGTTCCGTCGAGATGCCACCAAGCTATGTCGTAGTCCTCAAAGGCTGCCATAATGTTGAAGACAGTGCATCCACAGGTACACGCGTGGACGGGTCCTAAACCCCTGAGATCGGCTCCAAAGGGCTTAGGAAGGCCATTGTAGGTCTTGTTCCTGCCTATGAATTTCTGCAGGGAGAGTAGACGGAGCAACATAGTCTCGGGCCTCCCTACTTCTCGGCCCGATGAGGGCCGCCTGCCGTTATTCGCCTACGGCTCATATTGTACACACGCCCGATAAGAGTGTGTCTTGCGACACGCAGTGGTATGATCTGCCATATGACAACTCTGATAGGTATCCAAGGACCTGATTTTGTAGTGCTAGCCTCCGATAGTCAGATCACCGATAACGATCAGCGCATCATATCTACGCAGACTCCGAAGATCGTTCACGTTGGGAGCTACCTGATAGGTATCACGGGCGACTCACGACCTGGAGATATCCTCGCCTTTAATTGGAAACCACCAACGTATAAGGGTTACGACCCTGTCGAGTGGATGGGCAAGAAGATACTGCCAAGTATCTACACTGCCTTTAAGGATAATGGATACGATCCAACCGATAAGGAAGCCAGCTTTGCCTACCTCATCGCCTTTGATGGGATGTTATTTTCTATCGGATCAGATCTATCATTCAACGCTAGTGAGCGTGGACTCTTTGCAGCCGGTAGCGGTGGAGCATTTGCCTTGGGTTATCTCTACTCGCTCAAGCCAGGATCGTATAAGTCTCTGCTGATGTCTAAGGTGGTAGCAGAACGCGCAATAAAGATCGCGTCGGTGCTTGACGTCAATACCTGTCCTCCGATTCAATTAGTTACTCAAGAGAAAGGATAAACAAATGCTTGAATTTTTATTTGGATTACTGCTTGGCTTCGTCTGCGCTTACGCCTTCGATGCGTTTCTACAGTATACGGATAAGCGATAATGGAAAAGACACTGCAGTATGCACTAGAAGAAGCAATAGCTTCTGGTCGAAGATCAGCAGCACCAGTGTTTATGGAGATAGAACTGCGTGAGCAGATTGCACAACAGTTAGAAGCAGCCAACTATCCAGGTGCTGCATTTATCGTAAGGAACCCGCAATGATTACAGACCCGAAAGAACTACTGCTATCGGTACTCCACGCAAAGGATGCCTCTCGTGATCGTAGTACTCAGACACAAGTAGGTCCATCAGAGATAGGTGGCTGCCGTCGTAAGGTGTGGTACCGATTAAATGCACAGCCTGAGACTAACGATAACCAATCAAAGCTGGCTGCAATTATGGGTACTGCTATCCACGCTGCAATCGAAGAGGCTATCGGTCACCTAGATCCAGATGGTAAAGATTACTTAGTTGAAACTGCAGTAGCACACGGTGATATGAAAGCACACGTGGATCTATTTATACCTAGCACCGGCGCAGTCATTGACTGGAAGACAAGCAAGGTAAAGAACCTATCTTACTTCCCATCAAAGCAGCAGCGTTGGCAGGTGCAGATCTATGGCTATCTGCTATCGCAGAATGGTCACACAGTCAACACTGTCAACCTAGTCGCTATAGCTCGTGATGGTGCCGAGAAGGATGTCAAGGTTCACTCAGAACCTTACGATGAAGATATTGCACTAGAGGCTATGGAATGGTTGACTGAGATCAAGGGTATGGAGTCAGCTCCAGAACCTGAGAAGGATGAGTCATTCTGTAAGCACTACTGCCAGTACTACGACGCATCAGGAATGATGGGTTGTGTTGGCTTAAAAAAAGAACGTATCGTCCTGAGTGAAGTAATCATTGAGGACGAGCAGATTGACAAGAACGCTCTGCACTTTCTACAATTAGATCGTAAGATAAAAGATCTGGAAACTGAAAGAGATTCAATCAAGTCTTCTTTCGAGGGAACCATTGGCGTTACTGCTAGTGGTATTGAAATCAGTTGGACAAAGGTTAAGGGTCGTGAGACAGTTGACAAAGAAAAAGTAAAAGAACTTATTGGTTTTGTCCCAGTAAGTGTAGGTGAGGAAACTGCAAGACTAAACATCAAACCTAGCGGAGGAAAATAAATGGCTACAGAAGGAACAAAGTTCCAGGTTAACTACAAGTTATCTGATGGAACACTTATCAATCTTTATGCTGCAACAGTTACAGAACTAGAAGCTGGACTAGCAGATCTTGCTATGAACGCACTCAACATCAAGGCAACCGGTGTCGAACTAGGTGCTAGCACAGCAGCACCAGCACCAACAGTTGCATCAGTAGCAGCGCAGTTCAATGCAACACCAGTTGCTGCTGCTCCTGCATTAGATGCAGCACAAACCTGTCGTCACGGCGTGATGGCATTTCGTGAAGGAACATCAAGCAAGGGACCTTGGAAGGGCTATATGTGTGCTGCACCAAAGGGTGCAACAGACAAGTGCGACACTATCTGGGTCCGATGATCGGTGCGCGAGCCAAGGTTCTATGAGAACCCTGCTTGCGCTTCAGTCGGTGGTGACTTCTGGTTTCCTAAAAATGAAACTGCAAATAACAACACAGCTGAAGTTGCTATGGCCAGATCTATCTGTAGAAGATGTCCACATAAAGCAGAGTGTGCTGAGTGGGGGATACAGAATGAAACCTTTGGCATATGGGGTGGCCTGAATGAAGGTCAACGCAGATTAGTTCGACGTAAACGACGTATAACATTAAAGGGGGAAGGCGTTGCTTGACTTATCACGTGCTTGGAGTGGGGTGCTTACCAAGGCAACACCACTACCTGACGTGTGGCAGGGGCTATCGCTAAAGCATATTAAGTTCCGGCGAGGACAAGTATGTATGGTAGCTGCGGCCCCTAACGCTGGTAAGTCTATGTTTGCTCTTGTCTATGCGATGAAAGCAAATGTATCAACGCTCTTCTTCTCAGCAGATACCGATACTACAACTGTGATGATGAGAGCAGCATCTGTTGCCTCTGGTCACTCGCAGGTATCGGTGGAGCTAAACTTATCTAAGGATAAGAACTACTACGATAAGCACTTTGGAAAACTAGAACATATTAAATGGGTCTTTGATTCATCGCCATCACTGGACGATATCGAGTTAGAGATCAGGGCATATGTAGAACTTTATGGCAAGGCTCCAGAGTTAATTGTTATAGACAACTTAATGAACGTAGCAGCAGAGACTGACAATGAGTGGGCTGGCTTGCGTGCGATAATGATGGAGCTGCACGATATGGCACGTAAGACTGAAGCCTGCGTACTTGTGCTACACCACGTATCTGAGCAGAGTGAGTACGGATCACCATCTAATCCACCTGCTAGACGTGCCATTCACGGCAAGGTGAGTCAACTACCAGCGCTGATCCTAACGCTGGGCTATGACCCATCCAATGGTGAACTCAAGGTAGCTGCGGTAAAGAACCGCTTTGGGCCACACGCTGCAGATGGCAAGGATTACGTAACACTGTTTGTTAACTACGCTGCTTGTCAGATATCGGATAAAAATGCGTGGGGTGTTATGCTAAGAAACGATGCAGTAAGTGGATATCAAGGCGACTATATAGTCCAACAATAGATAGGGAATTAAATGGCTGAAGAAAGTTTATCGAATAAGTACCGAGAGAATATTAAGATCGAGGCACTTCGTACAGACGTTGATGCAATCAAGGTAGACCTGACCAACTTCGTTGGTGCTCTGCTGCAATCTGGTATCGTCGAGTTGGTTAAGGATGAAGCAGGCGATGTGGTCTACAAGATCAACAAGGTAGTACTGGTAGATGAGCAACCCGAAGTACAATAAGGCTAAGGGTGCTGCCTTTGAGATAGATGTTATGAAGTGGCTACGATCTATGGGTCAAGTAGCTGACCGCTTACGTCTAGCGGGTAAAGATGACGAAGGAGATTTAGTATGTGTTGTCGCGGGACAGACCTACATACTAGAACTCAAGAACACGGCGAGATTAAACTTGCCGGAGTTCTGGAGGCAAGCAGAAGTTGAGGCGCTTAACTACGCTAAGGCTCGTGGTATTGGGGAAGTGCCACTGCATTATGTTGTAGTTAAGCGTCGCAACTCTGGTATAGATAAAGCCTGGGTCATCCAGGATTTAACACAATGGTTGAAGGAGAAGTCAGATGGCAGCAACCATCAGACCTCTTCGTCATAGACGGCGTACCGCACAACGCGGTAAACCGATAAAAAAATCCCAGAGATGGGGAAAGGTAGTAACAACAATGGCAGTACCAAATGGAGCAATCACCACATCAGAGATACTTGTACCAGAAGTATTAGAAGAAGCAATCGCTGCAGCTGATGCTGAAGTGGGAGCAGAAGAATTGGAGATTGAAGATGACAAGTAAAGCAATAACTCGTAACGAGTTTGCTAGAAAAATAGCAGACGTTATGGTTGAATCACCTGATTCAGAGAACCCTGACCCGCAAGATAACGCTTACAACTGGGGCTTAGCACACGCTGAATTGCTATTTTCTGGAGTTGAAGTAGATACTATAAAGGAAATGCAGAGCAGAATGAGGACCAGATGATCTGCGATAACTGCATCAAGGCAGGTGAGGAGAACTCACTCAACCATCTCAAGCGTGCCACACATTGGCACGAGAAGTGTGAAGGATGCGTATGCCAGCACAAGACTGGTCCAGGTTGGGTAAGGGTCGAGGGAGTTCCAGTTCCACTGATGCAAACTCAATCCCCATAGGTCCAATCGTTACCTACTTTGGTGGGGAAGTACGAGAAGGACAAGATGTATCGGTCAAGTGTTGCTTGCATAGTGACACCCGTAGGTCTGCGGTAATCAACACGTATAAGAACTTATACTTTTGCCACACCTGCGGTAAGGGTGGCAACGCAGTGAACATAGTCTGCATCATAGAGAACTTGGAGTTTAAGGATGGCCTCAAACGCGCAGTCGAAATTGCTACTGGAAGCGGCGCAGCGATACGCCCAAGAGGTAAGTCCGGAAACCCTAGTCGCACTAGACGAACGTGGGATCTCTGAAGTTGTAGCAGCTAAGTTTCAACTAGGCACAGTGACTGATCCGATGAATGGTCACGAGATGTATGAAGGATGGATCTCTATCCCTTACATCACCGCCGGTGGTAGTTGCGTAGGCTTTAAGTTCAGGCGCATAGATGATGGCAAGCCTAAGTATGGTTCACCTACTGGGCAGAAGGCACACCTTTACAATGTCTCAGATGTGCTACCGCTATCGCCTTACATAGTTATCTGCGAAGGTGAGCTAGATGCAGTAGTTACTAGCGGGATGCTAGGTATACCAGCAGTGGGTGTCCCAGGTGTACAGTCTTGGAAGCCACACTTTCCTAAGTTATTTACAGGATACGAAACAGTCTTTGTTGTAGGCGATAACGACATCAAAGAAGATGGCAGTAACCCAGGTGCAGACTTTGCTAAGCGTGTCGCAAATGAGATATTGAACTCAACTATTGTTACACTACCACCAGGTATGGACATCAATGACTACTACCTAGCACACGGAGTTGAGGCTACGCGTGCTTTGCTAGTGGGTGAACCGAAGGGTGAGTAGAGACGAATGGCTACAGATGATACAGATTTTGCAGCATATGGGCTTCCAGATCCTAGAGATCAATACGGAAACAGAGACAGTTCTACTGCGCCCTACACCGACAAGGTAAACCCTGAGTTTGCTTCAGATGTCTGGCGTATTATGGATGCAGCAGGTAACTTACTTATCCGTAAGCATCACGACTACGGCCCAAAGAATATTGCTCACTCACCAGGTGGACCACTTAATGGTCTGCGTGTACGTATGTGGGATAAGATAGCTCGCATCAACAACTTGGTTGATTCAGATGTGCAACCTAGCAATGAGTCCTTGCGTGATTCATTCCTCGATCTATTGAACTACTCTGCTATTGCGATGATGGTCTTAGATGGCGTATGGCCAGAGGTTGAAGTTACTGATTGTGACTGAGCTGCATCCGATTATCTATGAGTTAGCGCCGTCTGTTGCTTACGCAGTACACCGGCGCTACAAGCATTGGGTAGAGCGAGAAGATGTTACTCAGGAGTGTATTGCCTGGGGTGTTACGCGTAACGCTTACATCACTGAGCAGATGAGCGTTGAAGATCCTAAACAATTAGAACATAACCAAAGCCGTATCGCTTGGCAGATGAAGCGTGCAGTCGAACGCTATGCACGCAGGGAGAAGGCTAACAAGTCTGGCTATCAGATCAACGATGAAGTTTATTACCAGACCTTTACCCTTGGTCAGCTACTACCCTTTGTTATCTCATCCATCATAGATGGCACAGTGCTAGAGCAGATGCAGGAGATGATTAACGATGGTCAACCACGCGGATCATCTAGCCCATCAGAAGGTGGCAACCTGCTTGCTAGCCTGATAGATATTAAGAAGTGTTATCTTAAACTAGACGAGAAGGATCAGGCAGTACTGCGTATGCGCCACTACGAGAACGCTACGCTGCAACAGATCGCAACCTTCCTAGAGTGTGCAGTATCTACTGCTGATCGTAGGTGTAGTAACTCATTGCGTAGATTACAAGATGAGCTAGGCGGGGAGACACCTTGGCGATGAAAGAGCAAGAACTATTCGATCATCTCAAAGAGAGTATGTACCCTGACCTAGAGCGTAGCCCTGGTATCTATGATTCCTTTGACTGCATCAGCGCCAAGGCCGGACACTACATCGAACTCAAGTGTCGCTATACTCATTACCCCACACTGCTCATTGAAGAGATGAAGTATCGCAAGCTCATCACTCAGTCTGCTGAGCGTGACCTGATCCCCTTCTATATTAACTCCACTCCGCTTGGTATCTACTCTTTTGATCTGATGGATATACCTGAGCCTGAGTGGGTTACTCATCGTATGCCTGCCACCTCAGAGTTTGCTAACAAGTCCAAGGTAGATAAGTTGGTAGGGTATTTAAGCGTTGAAGAGGCGGTAAAGCTATGATCTATGCCTTCAAGT